ACGCGACCAAGGGCCTGTTCCACTCGTCCACGCAGATCAAGGAAGCGTACGAGGAAGGCAGCCTCGGCCTCATTCAGGGCTTCAATGTGAAAGAGTCGACGATCTTCTCGGATCACACGACCGGCACGGCGGCGAAGACCACGGGCTACCTGAGCAACGGTGCGACGCAGTCCGGTGCGACCATCACGGTCGATACCGGAACCACCACGTTCCTCGTGGGTGACGTGATCACCTTCGCGGGTGTCAACAGCGTGCATCCGGAGACGAAGGTCTCGACCGGGCAGCTTCAGCGGTTCGTCATCACGGCCAACGCGGGCCCGTCGGCGACTTCGCTCGCGATCTCGCCGGCCATTGTTGCGACCGGCGCGTTGCAGAACGTGTCCAACACGGTGGCCGACAATTCGGCGGTCGTGAAGGTCGGCGCGGGTGCATCGGAGCTCTTGAACGGGTCGCTCGCGTTCTATCGCGATGCGTTCACGTTCGCGACGGCGGATCTGCCGCTGCCGCAGGGCACCGACATGGCGGCACGAGCGACGGTGGACGGCATTTCCGTCTCGGTCGTGCGTGACTTCAGCATCTCGGATCGTTCGTTCCCGTGTCGGCTGGACATTCTGTTCGGCAGTGCCGCGCTGCGTCCGCAGCTCGCTTGCCGGGTCCACGCTGACGCCTAAGGCTCACGGGGCCGGGACTTCACACCGGCCCCTTCTCCTGAGGTCATCATGACCGCATCGGAACTGATTGCGAGCGTGCTGCGTCGGCTGTCCATTGTCGGCGACTTCGATGCGCCGACGGCCGAGCAGGTCGAGCAGCACATCGAGACATTGAACGACCTGATGTCGCAGTGGGAGGGCGAAGGGGTCGACGTTGGGTACTCGACGATCGAGAGCGGTACCGAGACGGTCTACGCCGAGCGGTGGGCGCAGCGCGCCATCAAGACCGCGCTCGCGGTCGAGATCTCTCAGCACTACGACAAGCCGGTCACTCCGGAGCTGGCCGCCGAGTACGCTGAGGCACTGCGCGTCGTACGCAAGCGTTCGGTGCACGTCGAGCCGGTGAGTCTCGAGGGCACTGCGCCGACGGCCTCGCACCTGAACAGCTGGGGTTCGCTGGAGTGAGGCTGCCCCTGCCTTTGCATTCGTATCAGCCGCAGTCCTCGGCGCGACTGATCAACTGCTACACGGAAGCTGCGCCGCCTGAGGCGAAGGCTCCGGTGGAGGTCACGCGCGCGCCCGGGATCGTGACGGCGTCCTCGCCGGCGCTCGGTCCAGGGCGCGGGCTGTACGTGTTCAAGGACACGCTGTACGCGGTGTGCGGCACCTCGCTGATCACGGTCAATGCGGGGGGTGCGGCGACCACGGTCGGGATCGTTCCGGGTGTGGAGCGCGTGACGTGGGCGGAAAACGCTTCGCAGCTCGCGATCTGCTCGGACAACAAAGTCCACGTGTTCACGGCCCCCGGTGCGATCACGACAGCGGCCGTGAACATCTCCACGATCGCCGCGCTCGACGGGTATGTGATCGGTACGCGCACGGGGACGACCGGACAGTTCGCCAGTTCGGCGCTCCAGAATGCGCTCTCGTGGCCGGACCTGAATTTTGCCACGGCGGAGAGTTCGCCTGACCCGCTCGTGGGGTTGATCGTGGACCATCGCGAGATCCTGCTCGGCGGCACGCAGACGATCGAGGCGTGGTACAACGCCGGGTCGAGCGCGTTTCCGTTCGAGCGTTCCCCGTCGACTGGGGTGATCGAGCTCGGCCTCGCCGCCGGGCAGTCCTTCGCCAAGCAGGACAATTCTGCCTTCTGGCTGGCCTCGGATCTGACGGTGCGTCGCCTGCAGGGGGCGACCCCGCTGCGCGTGAGCCAGCACGGCGTCGAGACGGCGATCCGGTCCTATGCGACCGTGACGAACGCCTACGGGTTCGCGTACTCGTGGAACGGGCACCTGTGCTATGCGCTGACGTTCCCGGGGATCGCCACGTGGGTGTACGACGCCACTACGGACACCTGGCACGAGAGGAAGAGCGAAGGGGCGGCGGACTGGCGCGTGACTGGCGCGGCGGAAGCCTACCAGCGCGTGTACGTGCAACGCATTTCGGACGGGGCGATCGGGTATCTGACCAACGCGACGGTTGCCGAGTTCGAGGGCGCGTTCCGTACCGACGACGTGCAGTTTGGGAACGTCTACGACGAGGCGCACCGGCTCGTGTTCGACCGGCTGGAAGTGCGCTATCGGGCGACGAAGGCGCAGACGGGCGCGCTCGCGAGCCCGAGCGTGACCCTGTACCTCTCCGATGACGGCGGAACGAATTTTCGCGTGGCAGGTTCTCGCGCCGAGGCTTCGCTCGGGTTGATCGGGGAGCGGCCGAGGGTGTTTTGGACGCGGCTCGGCTCCAGTCGTGAGCGCTCGTTCCGGCTACGGTTCGCGGACCCGAACCCGGTGACGATCGAGGACGCGACGGTATACGCGACGCCATGCCGAAGCTGACGCCGATTACCGAGATTCCGCTGCGTATCCCGGAGCGGTGGGATCGCAAATGGTTCGATCGGTTCATCCGCGAGGGACTCGGCGGCTACACGCTCCCGTATCGCGGCGCGGGTGTTCCGGCGGCGAGTCTCGGCGTGGTGGGCGATCTGTACACGCGTACGGACGGCGGAACCGGCACGACGCTGTATGTGAAGGAAAGCGGCGGGTGGATTTCGAAGTAGTCCAGATCGCGCCAGAGCTCTTTGAGGATCTGCTGCGCGAGCCGGGCGTGCGCGAGTGGTATTCCGAATTCGAGGAGTTCCCGCACATTCCCGGATCGGTGTACGTCGCTGCGCACGCGCCGGGAACGATTCTGTTTCTCGCAGCGCAGCCGGCGAACGCGTGCGCGTTCAACGTGCACGTTGCCGCGCATCCGCGCCATCGTCAGGCGGCAGTGCTGGCCGCACGATCTGCTCTCACGCGACTGCGGCAGATCGTCGGATCGGCGGTCACGCTGTTCACGATGATCCCGGCCGATAACCGTGCGGCGATCGCGCTCGCGCGCCTGATGGGGTTCAAGCAGACCGGGGTGATTCACGGCGCGTACCCGCGCGGTGCGACGCGCCTTGATCTTCACGTGTACGAGGAACTATGGGCAGCGTAGTCGGAAACGTCGTCGGCGGTCTGTTGGGTGCCAGTGGGGCCAGGAAAGCCGCGAAAGAGCAGACCAAATCGGCGCAGGCCGCGATTGCCGAACAGCGTCGGCAGTTCGATCTGACGCGCTCGGATCAGATGCCGTGGCTCGACGCGGGTCGTAATGCGCTCGCGCGTTTGCAGGATCCGACCGCGTTCACGACGGATCCAGGCTACGAGTTCATCCGCACCGAGGGGCAGCGCGGGGTTGAACAGAGCGCTGCCGCACGGGGTGGCGCGCTCTCCGGCAACGCACTGCGCGCGCTCACCGAGTATAACGCGAACCTCGCCGATCAGTCGTATACGAACTGGTGGAACCGACAGGCGGGACTCGCTGGCGTCGGTCAGTCGAGCGCACAGAATCTCGGCGCGCTCGGACAGGTGAACGCGAGCAACATCGGTAACGCACTGATGGCGGGCGGGGATGCCCGAGCGTCCGGTATCGCCGGGCGGTATAACGCCTTGGGACAGGGCCTCGCCGGCGCGTTCGATGCGTGGGATTACTTCCGCCGTCGCAAGCCTGCGGGCAGCGCGTATACCGCGGGGAACGCCTGATGCCGACCTTTACGCCGGTCACGAGCATGCTGCGCCCGAGTTTCCCGGACCCGATCGGCGTCGATCAGTTGAAGCGGCAGAACGCGCTCGCCGAGCGCGAGAGGGCGGCCGATGAACGCAGGAACGCGCTCTTTGCGGAGCGCGACGCCTTCGCGCGCCAGCAGGTCGAGCAGTCGAACGCCATGGCGCGCGAGCAGGCTGCGAGCGAGCGGCAACGTGCAGCGGTCAGAGAACTCGGCGCGATCGCGCAGTTCGCACAGCGCCAGCGGGATCCGCGCGCGTTCGTGGCGAGCGCGTTGCAGAACCCGAATTATGCGCGGGCGTTTGCTGAAGCCGGGATTGACCCGGGGCAGGTGGACGTGAACGCGCCGGACTTCGAGATGGTTCTCGATCAGTTCGCGGCGCTCGGCCCGCAGGTGTCGCCGGACGCCCTGTTCAACCGGGAGACTGCGCAGATCGGCCGCGACGAAGCGGCGCGCATTGCGGTCGAGTCGGACCGGCGACAGCACGGGCTGGAGATCGCGCGCCTTCGCGAGGAGGCGCGGCTGCGCCAGGTGCCGGGGCCGGTTCCAGGTAAGCCGCTGCCGGTGGGCGCGCTCAAGCTGGTCGACGATGCGAAACAGGCGATGGCCGCTACCGGAGAGTCGCGCACCCTGATCGATCGTTCGATCTCGAAGATTCGGCGGGGCGAAGTCAAGCTCGGGCCGGTCAGGAACCTGATCGCTCGCGGGCGCAATGTCGCAGGCGAATCGAGTCCTGAGTCGCGCGCCTATGCGGACATCAAGCAGACCTTTGAAAAGCTCCGCAACAACTATCTGCTGCTGGCCAAGGGTGTGCAGACCGAGGGCGATGCGCAGCGCGCGTGGAATTCAGAGATCGGTGAGGACATACAGAACGATAACGAACTCGCATTGCAGCAATTGCAGAAAGCGCGTGAATTGATCGAGCGCGCCACGCAGATGCAGAACGATCGGGTTGACCAGGTGTATGCGAACTACGGCACCGAACCACCGCGCACATCCGGAGCATCCGGCTCGTGGCAGGTCGAGGAAGTCCGGTAAGTGCCGACGTATCTGATCACCGCACCGGACGGCCGGAAATTCCGCGTCACGGGCGAAGGCACGCAGGAACAGGCGCTCGCGCACATTCAGTCGCAGTACGGTGGCGAGGCGGCTGCGGCTGCGGCTGCGGCTGCGCCCGCGCCCGCGCACGGCCTGAAGCGCGAGAACCCGGCCGAGTACGATCCGGAGTCGCCCGAATTCCGCGCGCGGTATGGGGCGAGTGCCGGACAGTCCGGGGCACGCAACACCTGGGAGGGACTCGGGCGCGGCGCGGTGAACGTGGGCCGACAGATCGGCAACGTGCTCGGGCTGAAGTCCGACGAGGAATTGCGCGAAGCCGCACGATTGGACCGCGATCTGCTCGCGAAGAAGGGCGGGGCTGTCGGGAGCGTACTAGGTGAAGCGGCGATCACTGCGGCCATGACGATGGGGATGGGCCCTGGAGTGGCGACACTCACTCGGGCAGCGCGTATGGGGCCCGTCGCACAGTTGATCGGTAGTCCGATCGGGCGCGCGGCCGTTGAGGGATCAGCGCAGGGCGCGCTGCTCGCCGGGCCGGATGCGCGCGGCGAAGGCGCGCTCACCGGCGGGGCGGTCGGCGCTGGGTTCACGGGATTGGTGGGCGCGGGCGCGCACGTTCTCCGCGCGGGCGCGCAGGGGATGAAGCGCACACCGGAAGCGCAGCGACTGCTCGATGAGGGCGTCAGCCTGACACCCGGTCAGATGAACCCGCGCGGAGTGGTCTCGCACATCGAGGAAGCGGTGCAGTCGGTGCCGTTCGTCGGCACCGTAATCCGTAATGCGCGCGAGTCGGCGATGGACGACTGGCAGCGCGCCTTGATCGCGCGCGGTGCGGCTGCGCCCGTTGCGCGGAACAAGGCCGAGACGCTGCAGCAGGCGCTGACGCGTGCTGAGGAATCCTATCGGCCGTTCTATGATGCGGCGCGAGGCTTTCCGATGCGTCCAGCGATCATACGCGAAGGCGCGGACGTGCCGCTGGATCGGGCGCTGAATCACGCGCTCGCTTCGCCGCGCATCTTCGCCGACAACGCGGCGCGCGCGAAGGTGGCGGGCTTCGTCACCAATCAGGTGACAGCACTGCGCGGCAGGATCACCTCGGACGATCTGATGACGATCCGCAGCAACCTGCGCACGCAGGAGCGCCGCGCGCGGCTTGCGGGCGATAACGCGACGATGGAACTGTTCGATGCGGCCGAGCAACAGATCACGGCCGTGCTCGAATCGCAATTGCCGGCGAGCGCGAAGAAACTGTTGAATGCGGCCGACGCGAAGTACGCCGACTATAAGGTCGCCGAAAGCGCGATGTTCAAGGGCGGATCGCGGGCGGACGGCTTCACGCCGACGCAGGCGGCGACTGCTGTCCGCGAACAGTCTGCGCGCGGCACGTATGCGCGTGGCGGCGGACGGCAGCGCGATCTCGTGAGTGATGCCGGCAAGGTGTTCGAGACGCGCCAGCCCGCCACGGGCGCGCGCCTGGCCACGATTGCAGCGCTCGCCTCGCAGCCCGCGATCGGACTGCCGTTCGCGGGAGCGGTGACGGGGCTCGCCGCTACGCAGACTGGTCGACGCCTCGCTGCGGGCCAGACCGCCGCGCAGCGACGTGCGCAGAATGCGCTCGCGCGCATCAGCGCGAATCGCAATGCGATGTCTGCGGGGCAACTCGGGGAAGTCTACCTGCCGAGGTACCTCATCGCTGCTACGGCAGACGACGAAACAGCACGTCCTTGACGCGACCCTCTGGGATGCGCGTGTACAGCCAGCGCGCGATGTAAGCGGCGCTGACCAGCAAGCAGAACATGAACCCGATACGTGCGATGACGGAGATCGCCGTGTCTGCCGTGGTCATGTGAGGATACCCATTGCCTACCCCTCTCCCGCTTCCGTGGCAGGTTGTGATTGGCACGGACGGCAATCCCGTCCCCGGTGCCCGACTATACGCCTACCGCGCGGGTTCCACCGATCTGCAAACGATCTACGCTGACCCCGCCTACAACACCCCCCTGCCGAACCCCGTCATCGCCGACGCTTTCGGCATCCTTCCGGTCATCTACCTCGACACGCGGGGGCCGGATTACCGCCTCTCGCTGACCGACGCGGCCGGGGCGGTGATCCCCGGCAGGCAAGCCGACAACATCGCGGCGGCCTCGGGGGGGGGCGGCGCAGGAGGCGCACCGGGGACGGCCGGAGAGAACGCCTTCTACGTCGTCCTCAGCCGGCAGACGACGGCGCTGCCGGCCGATTCGGCCGGGGTCGTGTCCTCGTACAGTTCCGCCAACGGCGTCCTGCGCGCCTTCAACGGCGGGCTGGACGTAACCGAACTCTGCGAGCTGTCGGTCACGAACGCCTCGAACTGCTCGGGAACCATCAACACCGCGCCCGGGGTTCCGGTAGGTTCGCAGCCCGCCGGGTATTACCAGGTAACGGCCGTGACGGCGGATGTGGCCGAACTGCGCCTGCGCGCGGTCTACGGGACGCGCAGCGTCGAGGCCGTGTTCACGCTCGTGAAGGCCAAGGGCGGGGCGCAGGGCGCGCCGGGCGCGCCGGGCGGCGGGACGAACAGCGTGGGGCTCGCTCTCTCGCGCGAGGCGGCGATGGTGCCGTCCTACGCCGACGGGACGGTGATCAGTTTCACCGGGGTGGACGGCACGGCGCGGCTGTACGACGGCACGACCGAAGTCACCGGCACGGCGACGTGGAGCGCGACAGCCACGAACTGCACGGGGACGATCAACACCGCCACCGATACGCCCGTGGTCGGTCAGCCGCGCGGGTACTACCGCATCACGGCGATGACGGCCGATACCGCCACACTCGCCATTCAGGCGAGCTATGCGTCGAACACCTACAACCGCGTGTTCACGGCGACGAAGCTCAAGGGCGGATACGAAATCGTCGGTACGCTGCCGGTGACGAATCTGTTTCAGGGTCGGCTCGTGTTTCTCACGACCGACAACAAGCTCTATCGCTACACGGGCAGCGCGTGGACCGCGCAGGTCACTTCGACTGATCTCGTCGGCCAGCTCACGGCCGCGCAGATCAACGTCACACAGCTTTCGGCACTGTCCGCCAATCTCGGCACCGTGACGGCCGGAGTGGTTCAGGACATTTCCGGCACGACGAAGCTGGACGCCAGCAACGGGCACTTCATCACGAACAACGGCATCTTCATGAACGTGACCGGCAAGCCGTTCGGTTCGTCGAACCAGTTCATCGAGTGGTACGGGCCCAGCAAGGCCTCGCTGTCGCTGTGCACGGAGACGGACGCGAAGTTCTACAAAAAAATCGACGGCAGCGCCTATTTCGGCGGGACACTCTCTGCGGGTGTGTTGACGGCGGGCGCGCAGACCACGAACACCGCGCAGAACGCTTCGGTGACGACGGGCGTCTTCACCACAAACGGGAATACGAAGTCCGTCGTCGTGTCCTACTCCTACGTGGCGCTGGCGGGCGGGCTGTCTTCCGGGGACATCACGGCGACGCAGCAGATCAACAGTGCCGGCACCCCGCAGATGACGCTCGTGCTGGAGCGATCGAACGGCGTGAGCGGCTCGTCGTGGACACTGCTACAGACGTACAACGTTACCGGAACCTTCTTCTACGAGGAAGGGAACGTCAGCTTTGGGGAGCCCTACAACGCCCGAGCCGATGCGTTTCTGTCCAGCACGTTTCCGGACAACTCATCGGGCTACGTCGGTCAGATGCAGTACCGCGTACGCCTGACGGCCAGTAACGGACTCACGCCGACGTCCCATCTGGACGTCAACCAACTGATCTCGATTCAGTCCTCGGAGTCCTGAGCATGACGACGGTGTTCTGGTCGATTGCAGTCGTGGCCGCCTTCAGCGCGGTGTTTACCGCGCTGAAGTGGTGGGGCAAAGACACGCGCGGTGCGGTGCTGATCGCGTGTGCGGTAATCGCGGCGGCGTTCGTGCTGTTCACCGTGACGGGCTGCGCAGTTTCACCCGAACGACGCCCGTGGATGGAAGCCGGATTCGCGTACGACACACAGCACACGGTCGGGACCAACCCCGCGTGCATCGTCCGTATCCGTGCGCCCGTGGGGTTCGGCCCGTTGCAGCCGGACTGGCTGATCGTAGGGTACACGCATCACTCCTCCTGCCCGGATGAGCGGGACCGCCACACGATCGATCAGATCGAAGTCATCGCGAAGATTCCGCTCGGACGGCCGAAGTGATCGACCCCCAGATCATCCTCAACCTCGCCTTCGCGCTCGCCGGGGCGTTCGGCGGGTTCATCCTGCGCGCGATGTGGTCGGCGCTCACCGAACTGCGCCGCGACCTGCAGACGTTGCAGTCCTCGATCGCCTCGACCTACGTGCGCCGGGAGGACTGGCGCGATCACGCCGCGCGGGTGGAATCGATCCTGCAACGCATCGAGATCAAGCTCGACGGCAAGGCCGATCGGCCGTGATCTTTGTCAGTGCCGGACACTACCCGCGCGTGCCGGGGGTGTGGTGGCGAGGGATTCGCGAGCACGACGAGTGTGTGCCGTGGATGGGCGCGCTCGCCCGTCTGCTGCCGAACAGCGTGATCGTGCCCACGGGTCCCTTACAGGACAAGATCGCGTGGGTGAACGCGCGGGCCCGGTTCGAGGATATCGTGGTCGAAGTGCACCTGAACGCCGCCCCGAGCGGCCAGCCGCGCGGCTCTGAGACGCTGCATTTCCCCGGGTCGATCCGGGGGAAGCACCTCGCCGAACTGATCCAGTCCCGTCTCGCCTACGCCTTCTCGCCGAACCGGGGGGCGAAACCGGGGTACGTCCAAGGCGATCCGGATCGCGGGATCCTCGCGTTGCTGAAGCGCACGCGCTGCACGAGCGTGATCGTGGAGCCCGAGTTCATTTACTGGCCGGAACACTACCGGGGCTCACGCGAGGCGGGCTGTGCCGCGATCGCGGGGGCACTGAGGGACTTCTATGACGGATGACACTGAAATCACGTGGAAGGACTGGCTGCGCGGGGCGAGCCGATCGAAGACGATCGTGTTCGCTGTGCTGCTCGCCGTGGCGTCCACCCTCGAAGGGCAGATCGGGCTCTTTCGCGAGCACCTCGATCCGGCCACGGTGCAGATCGTGGGAACGCTGGTGTCCGTCGCGGTGGCGGTCCTGCGCGTGCTGACGACGGCTCCGCTCCCCCACAAGTGATCGCGCTCGCCCGGTATCTGCCGCTGGTCGCGGTCGGTGTAGCGGGTGCCGGCCTTGCGACGTGGGTGACCCGCTCTGTGTCGACCGCCCACGTCGCTTCACTGGAGCGGCAGCTCTCGGAGTGCCAGCTCACCGGGCAGCGGGACGCCGCCCTTGTGGCGGCGGCCGCCAACCGGCGACTGGCGGAGATCGAGCAGGGCGCGCGGGAACGCACGCAGAAGGCCGTGGCGGCGCTCTCGGAGACGGCGCGGCTCTCCGCCGAGGCACGCATCAAGGCCGCTCTGGCGGCCGCAGGAGGCGATGATGGGCCGTTACGCACGTGTCTCAGCTTGGATGCTGGCCGCCAGCTTGGCGGGCTGCGCCGTCCCGGTACGGGTCCCGCCGACACCACAGGTGATCGAGATCCCGGTGTACCAGCCGATCCCGGTCGGCTGTCGTCAGAGGATCCGGGTTTGGTGGCCGGACGAGGCGACGCTCGGTGACATTCTGCGGATTCAGTCCGAGGCGCTCGCCGCCTATGAACGGCAGGTGGAGTGCATCGAAGGGCTGATGCCGTGAGCCTGCCCGTGGCCGTTCAGATCATGGGCCACCGGGTGACGGTGCGCCGGGTGCCCGCCCGGGAATGGCGGCGACCGGACTGTGTCGCCTGCTACAAGGCCGACTAGAACGAGATCCTCATCAAGGCGCGCCGCAAGCCCTCGCTCGAATCCCACGCCTACTACCACGAACTCACGCACGCCATCCTCGGCGCGATGTCGCATCCGCTCTACGACGATGAACGGTTCGTCGATGCCTTCACGGGGCTGCTCGCTCAGGCCGCGGACTCGGCGGAGTACCCCTAGGCCACACGAGGACGCACTGCATGTCATCCAAACCTGCCACCCCACCTGTCAAGAAGGCCGCCGGTAAGTCCGTTGAGGACTTCCGCGCGCTGCACGACAAGTCCTACATCGTCCCGCGCAAGATTCGTGCCGCCATCGAGGCGCTCGGCCCAGAAGGCTGGGAGTACGAACTCGGGTTCCTGAAGCTCGCGGGGCTTTCTACAACCGACATGGCCGCCTTCCGCGATCAGTTCGAGGAATTCATCGTGAGCACTCCGGGACACAATCCCAAGCGCATCTGGGCGGGCAGTAAAGCGCTCGCCGAGAAGCTGCGGGCGATGGTGTAGTCGTGGCCCGCACCCTCGCCGAGTTCAAGTCGAACTTCGCCCCCGATCAGGAAGTCGAGCACCTGCGCGCGAAGGTGTCCGACCTCGAGGCGCGCCTGCGCAAGGAGCGCGACGCCACCGGAGAGGCGCGCCTGCGCGCGATCCAGCTCGCCGACGCCATCGAGGCCATCGAGCCGGTGAAGATGGTCTACAAGGCGGGCAAGAAGGCGAGCGCGCCAGTCACCTGCGTCCTGCACCTCACCGACCTGCATAACGGCAAGGTCACGACGCGGTCGGAAACAGACGGCTTTGGTGAATTCAACCCGGAGATTTTCACTCGTCGGCTGAACGAGCTCGGCGCGTATGTGCTCGACAAGGTCGCTGCTGTGCGCTCTGCGTACACCATCCCGCGCTTGCAGATCATCGGCACGGGCGACTACATCGAAGGTGAACTGCACCACGAGAGCGTGGCGACGAATGCCTATCCCGCCCCCCGGCAGGCCGTGGCCGCCGGGCACGACATCGGTTCGCTCGTGTGCCTGATGGCCCCACACTTCGAGTCCGTCGTCGTCGACATGCTCACCCTCGACAATCACGGCCGTCTCACGCGCAAGAACCAGAGCGCGCAGGGGGCGGAGAACAACTTCGGCTACATCGTCGCGAACTTCGTTCAGGCGCGCTGCGCCCGGCAGTCGAACGTCGAAGTGCGCATCCACGCCAAGCCGAGCGCGGTCATTGCGATCGGGAAGAAAGAGCGCTACCTGGCGATGCACGGCCACCAGCTCAAAGCCTGGGCCTCTATTCCTTACTACGGATTCGACCGCCGCCTGATGCTGGAAGCCCTCAAGCGCATGGACATCACCGAAGCGCGCTTCACGAAGCTGCTGACCGGGCACTGGCACGTCGCGACCGATACAATGTATTGGATGATCGGCGGGTCGCTGTCCGGCACGGACGCCTACGATCACGACTATGGGCGTCACGCGCCCGCGCATCAAACCTCGTGGCTCGTGCACGAGACGCACGGTCAGTTTGACTGGACACGGTGGTGGCTGACGTGAAAACAGCTCGATTCGCTCATTACATCCATGCCTCGATGATTTCTCCAATAGCCGAGGCTTCGTTCTGGTCGCTGGTTTCGCTCAACTTTCCGAGCGAGTGCTGGCTGTGGATCGGAATGGTCGACGGGCAGTACGGTCGCTTCAAGGTAGGGCGTCGCAGATACGCCGCGCATCGACTCGCGTATGCGCTCGCTTACGGACATTGCCCGGATGACTTAGTCGTGCGCCATACGTGCGACACGCCGCTTTGTGTCGCGCCACATCACCTGATCTTAGGTACTGACGCTGAGAACATTGCGGACCGCGATCAGCGCAACAGAACGGCGCGCGGCGAGTGCGGCGGCAATGCCATTCTTACCGAGTTGGCAGTTAAAGAAATTCGCTCTGACAGCCGGATTGCGCGCGTCATTGCTGCTGAGTACGGTGTTCACAAATCCACAGTTGCAAAGATCAAGTCGCGCGCAAACTGGCGACATTGCCAATGAACATTCTCGACCGCGCGGACGAGCTCGTCCACGGCGAGCGGCAGGAGGAGTACGGCCATCCGCTCGACTGCTTCAGCCGCGTCGCGAAACTGTGGTCCGCGATTCTGGACGTGAAGGTGACCGAGGAAGAAGTAGGGCTGTGCCTGATGGCCCTCAAGATCGCCCGTCAGGTGCATACGCCGAGCACGGACAATCTCGTGGACGCGGCCGGTTACGCCGAGACCGTGAACATGGTCATCGCCGAGCGCG